TGAATCTAGTATAACAGCCTTGGAAGCTACGGCAGTACCAAAAGCAGTGCTGCCAACATCTAAAGCATTGATTTCAGCTACTACTACAGTCGCGCCGTCGAGAATATTAAGTTCTGCTGTAGTACTTGTTACCCCATCGAGAATATTAAGTTCAGCAGCAGTGCTTGTTACACCATCTAAAATGTTAAGTTCAGCAGTGGTACTTGTCACCCCATCGAGAATATTAAGTTCAGCAGTGGTACTGGTTACGCCATCTAAAATGTTAAGTTCAGCAGCGGTACTAGTTACGCCGTCGAGAATATTAAGTTCGGCAGCGGTGCTAGTAACTGCGGTCCCGTTAAGTGATAACGCATCAGTTTCTAAGGTTCCATCAACGTCTACGTCGCCTGATATGTCTAAACTTACAGCGCTAATTTCACCACTAGCGTTTATAGCGCCATTGATGTCGATTGTAGTAGCAGCGATTTGAATTTCTGTATCCGCAATAATGTCAAGTTGACCATCAGCGCTTGAGCCAATCGAAAGCGCAGCGTCTCTGAACTGTATCTTCATGGCGGCGTTTAACAACAGCCCTGCGTCGTGTACGTGTGTAAGAGTTACGTCTTTGTCCGCGCCAAACCCTAAGACTGCTGCGTCGGACTGCAAGGTGAGATCATCATCTACAAACAGATCAGGCACAGCTAAGTCTTGCATAAGGTCGAAGACTGCTCCTGCATTCCCCACCCCGTTAGTACCGATAATCTTAACTTGTCCCGCAAGCACCGCTACGTTGGCTCCAGAACCTTGAGAGAACGTCAGCGTAGCAGAAGTTGTGTTCTCAATCATCCAGACTTTAGATAAGGTGTTAGGCGCAAGTGTAACCGTACAAGCCTGCCCACCCCCAGTACATTTTAAGTAAAAAGACCTAAACTCGTCTTCCGCACCGTCTGCCATTGTAATCGTATGCGTGGAAGCGTTGGCTATGGCTTCTCCGGTGCTGCTGTAACTAAGTGCGTTGGCAATAAGCTCTAGGTTTGTGTTAGTGGCGGTGCCCCAAGTACCGGCTCGTTCTCCGGTACCAATCTCTTCAAGCCTTAGATCATTTTCAAATGTACTCATTGTGGTTAACCTTTATCCGATGCGAATTATAGCGGTTGTAGCCCCCGATAGGGGGAAGACGACCTTAAATGGTTGATTTACAGTTGCCTTGTCCGCGCCAAAATCAAGCACCGCCACCGCAGGGTTCGTGCCGCCAGCGCTATATATTAACGCTCCACGAGCAGTTATGGAAGAATTTGTCCATGTTGTATCACTGAAGTCTATATACGCAACGGTCCCACCGGTAGCCGTGTCGCTTGTTGGTCTTGTAGCTACAGTTAACGTGTTGCCCCCAGCCGTGTACCCAGTACCGGACGCTTCGTTATCTGTAGAGTACACAGTTGTGGTTGCATCTAACGTAGCATCAGAAGTGTACAGCGCTATCTTAAACGTTTGGCTAGTATTAACACTGAAATCCATTTCTCCATCCAGTAGAGCAACTTTGAAAGATGTGCATGTGTAGTTTCCAGTAAAAGCCATCTGTTACCCTCCAGCCTGAAGTACAGTTCCCGGTACTGGTTGGCGTTGCTGCCCTGAACGATACGCGTCCCTACGCAACTTGCCATTGCCTAGCTCTATCAACAACGTAATAGCCTGCAGGAATAACTTTTCGTAGTTTGCAATAATATCAGGTTCACCTTTTTGGAAACGTATAGCTTCTAAAAGTGCGCCATTTAGTAGCGCAGCACTGGCGTTATCACCAAACCAAGAAGTACCCGCCGTCACGATAGAAGCAGGGTAAGCGGCGTATACATGTTCAATTTCGTAATTAGCGTCGGGGGTGGGCGCTAGTTCGATCTGTGTTGCACTATACTGTGCGTAAAACTTAGGTAGTCCATAATTCGCGCTAGTGTTGACAGGGTACGCCTCGCGTATGAAATTAACGTCTTTGTTCAACAAGAATGTGTTAGTGCTGCTTGTTATAACAGCTATGCTATAGGTATACAGATGGTCGGTTGGTAATGTGTACAGCTTGTTAGTAGACGCCAAAGGCCCGTCGTCTGATTTTCGCAAAGCGGGGATATCTACCGTCTGTAATATCTTCTCCTCTGCCTGCTGCGTAAACATAGCAAGTTGGTCATCGGTAAAAGATGTTTCACAGATGTCCTCTATATTAGTTTTGAGCGAAGCATAATTCATAGTTTATCCCATCGGTCCTCTTGCAAACAAACCTTTAGTCGCCGCGCCCGTGCCCCGTACTGTAATCTTGCCGCCTTTAGCATAACCTTTTTTAGTCATACCACCTTTTTTAAACACGCCACGGCCTTTTAATACGTCAGCCTGCGTTACCTTACCATCTCCAGTTAAGTCAGTCAGTTTCTTAGCCATGGTGTATCTCCTACGTGGTCGTTACAGTTACGTCGCCTACTGAGGCAGTCATTTCCAATTTATTAACGGTTAACCCGTAAATGTTGTTTCCGCCACCCACGGGGTTCCACCCCCACTGAAAGTTTCTGCTGCTGTCGTACCCAGCAAAATCGGGACGTGGGTTGCGCACCGCCTGCGGGTCGTTAACTGGAAATTTCCCTAGTTTGTTCTGAGGATGATCTCCGCTCCAGCACTCACGACATGCCTTTATGTTAGTATCTCTACCGTTTGTTACGATATTACGCAACTCTTTTAGCTTAAAACGAAACCCACAGACGTCGCATTCAGCTATTGTTCTTTTAGCGGCTGCAAACGCGTTTGCCATAGTTATATCCTAGCTATACGTGGAGCGAAGGTAATAGACGCTTTTTCACGGTCTTCCCCCGCCGCCATTTCAAACTGTTCGTCGTAAACTGCTTTTAACATCGGTATGCGGGTTACTAACTCAGGAATCTTCATGGCAATGTGATACGCCAACCCTGCAACAAGGCAAGGATAGAACCTAAAGTTCATGTCTGCGGTCTGCGCACCGCTACCTGCGTCCTGAATACGTCGCATACGGTAATACTTGAACACGTAGTCACTGCGGTCTGGCACAGGCCACAAATTAATAGTCGGCGCTGCAGCTAAACGTTCTACCCAAACTTGTATCGGACGCCCTTGTATTAACTTGTTAGGTATAGAGGCGTACGTGGATACACTAATTCTGCTTATGGTAAGGTCTGATTGTGTTGAAACGTTACCGTTGTTAGTGCGAATTACGTGTTCGAGCAAATCTATTGTGTCTGCTGGTAAAGGATATTCAGTAGTACCTTTTATAAGGTTTACAGTGCCCTCGTCGATAGTCCACATGTTTATACCACGGTTTTGCCATTCGATTGTCATCAAATTCATAGACCGTCTGGCAGTCCGTAGATCATACCCAGACCGCATCTCACGACCAGCGCGTTCCCATGCTTCCTCGGCAATCTCCGTGAACTCCATGTCAAACGCTGTTGTGCTTGATGTAGCCATAATTTGGTCCTTTTACGTGTACAACGTCTCTTTACGCCGGTCTTCCATTACTGCCCCACAGCCTCGTGCTATGTCGCGTTTTCGTCTAGCTAAACCACCGCCGCCAAGTTTTACCACCGCTGGCTTAGTATTCTTTACCACAGTTTTACCCGCAGCACCTGCACGTTTTTTCTTCTTAGCAGTGGCGGCACGTTGGCCTTGGCTTAGACTGTTAGCTTTACTGCGTGGCAAGCAGCGGTCTGGGTTCTTCTTGTCTTTAGAAGTCCCACACGCGCCTTTTATCTTGCCGTCAGTACCAACTCTAACCCAATCTTGGTCCCGCCATTTCTTCAGGTCACCCATTACTTCTTCTTCCTAGCAGGACGAACCATCTTCTGTAGCTTACTGGCTTGTTTAGCGTGCGATTTAGAGGCTTTCTTTAAACCCTTTACAACCCGCTTAACTGTCCTTTTATTGCCGTTAGTTAACGTCATTTTTTCTTCCCCTTACTGCCTTTGGCGTAGTTTGGGTCTTTGCAATACTTAGACGCAGCCATATTGGCGTAGGCGCTAGGGTAGGTATCAAAAGTACGTTTAGCCCAAGATTTACCTTTTGCGCATATCTTACCACCAGACTTATAATACGTACGCATAGTTACCTCATCTGTGCTGGACGTACACCACGTTGTGCAATACCTGCGCCGCGTACGCTAGTTTTGCCACCTTTGGCTTTGCCTTTTTTCTTCATTCCACCTGCAGCATAGCCCTTTTTCTTCATTCCGCCAGCTTTCATCTTCTTAGTCATGCCGCCGCCCATCATCTTTTTGATGCTGCCGCCTTTTTTAACCATAACAGGGTCTTGCACGGGTGGGCGCGGTTGTTGCGGGGGCATTTTAGGAGCGCCGCGAGAAGGTGACTGTGATGACTGTGGTGACTGTGGTGACTGTGGTGACTGTGGTGACTGTGGTGACTGCGGTAGCCTAGAAGGCATAGTAGGTTTAGCAGACGTTGTAGCAGGGCGCGGCTTTGGTCGCATTGAAGTCATAGGCGCTGCTGTAGGACGTCTTTTTGGGCGCATAGGCTTCTTTTTGCTCGTAGCAGCTTCTTTTGCACGCATTTCAGACATGCGATCACCTGCAGCTACAGCGCGTGTTGGGTCGTTTATCTGTTCTTGGGTCAGCTTCCCGCCTTCGGCGTAGCCTTTTTTCTTCATGCCACCCATGGCATAGCCTTTTTTCTTCATCTTCATTGGTCTGTCTCCTTATAGAGATTGTTAAATACGCGTTCTGTGTCCCAGACATACCCTACGTCTTCTTTAGAGTTGTAGGTATGTTGGTTTGGTTTGAAATCTGGAGCGCCTTGCCCTGTCTCAAACCACGCAGGGTGCGTTACACGAACCCGATTATTTGGTAATGCTACTATGTTACCTGTATACGCTCCAGCGTCTAATAATTCAAGTACGTGACTTTGCTTGTGCTGCGCTGGGTCGTCTGCCACCTCATTATCCGTGTAATCTACGGTAAACAGGTACTTGGCAGGGTAAAACTCACCGTCTACTTTAGCTATCCATGGAGCAGGGGAAGCTCGTTCTAGCTTATACACGGAGTGATGGTGGGACATACAGTCCCAAGGTTGTGCTAGGTAAGGCGGTAGCTCTGCAGGCCACTCCTCAAAGGGGGTATCCGCTACTAAAGCTGTAAGAGGCATTCTAGCCCACATAGCTCCACCGTGAACGTTCTCGTCATCGGTATCGTCGGCCTCACAACCTGTAAATATAACTTGAAAACTAAGCGTCCTGTTAGGCATCGTAGTGACGCCAATAACCATAGCGTGTAAAAACTCGCCATGATAGTCCTCAAGGTTTTTGGTGTACTCTCTACGTACCCACGCTTTGAAATACGGTATACTACTTGTTAGATACGGCATTAAGTTTCTTTCCCAATTTTTTCGCAGCAGCTATCTTGCGTTGTTGAGACACCGCAGATGCTGGGTTCTTTTTAGACGGCGGGCTTAGTATCTGTTTAGTAAAGTTTGAACGGCCCATTGTCATCTAGCAATTCCACTTCCTTAAACTCTTGTTTATGCGGCTATCTGGATCGTTAGCCGTTTTGGAACTCGTGTTCTTTTTCTTCATACCCGACATACGGGCACAGAAAGATTTGCGGCGGTTAGCGGCCTTAGAACCTTTTTTAAGTTGACTAGGCTTCTTAGTGACTGCTGTCTTCAGTTTACTACCGGGATTTGCGCGTTTGTAGCTGTCAACTCCTTTTTGATTAAGCCCACCGGACTCACTTTTTCCCGCTTTACGCGTCCAAGCGGGGGATTTTACGCCCCCACCAGATTTGTAATACTTACGCATAGAAGAACGTCATCATATCTATAGTACCAACTGTGTACTCCGCAGACATACCGTCTTTAAACAGGACGCCTTCTGCGGGTATTGTGCGGTCTACAGTGGTATTGTCCGTGCCGATAGTGCGTGACTTAAACAAAACCGTACCGTCTTCAGGTGATCCATTGTAATAGTTTACGATACCCGCAGTGCCCCCAGACACAACGGAAAGACCTTTTAGACGTAGGCGTCCGCCACCACCAACTGCTTGGGCTGCAGATGCTGTAGAACCCACAGTTATATTACCTGCATACTGCGCGGAGCAAACAACAGAGGTTACTGTCTTAAAATACTTAGCTCCCGCTACTGACTCCGCAGAACCTGTAGACGTAATAACTTCTGATATGGTGTTATCAAACACGTCAGTGCCTGTAATCGTAGTTGTCTTACCGTTATCGCTTGTACCCGCTGTTGCAACGGCAAGTATTCTAGCGCCGCCTGAAGCAAACGAAGCATTCGCTAGGGTTGCTGTGGTATTTGGGCGTGCGGCTGTAACAATAAAATCCCCGTCAGCGGCAACTTCGTCGCTTACCAACTCTGGGATTATGTCTGATGCGTAGGATGTCATGTCAATCTCCTAGATTGTAGCGGTGGGGCTTTCACCCCACCAGATTGATTAAGCATCGTAACCGAAGAACTCGATAAGAATCTTACCAGCGGTGTAGTCTGCATTAGTCGCTGCACCTGTGACCAAGTACATAAACTTACTAGCCGCTGGCGGTACAGGAATACCCAGTACAGAACCCGCTGCTAAGTCGCCGCTGTTCAACATCTGAACTTGGTTAGACAAAGAAGTAATAGCCGCATCTTCAGCGCCAGTTGACTCGTCTGCGTACCACAGATCAATATCTGGATCACCACCTGCTGGAGTTTCCATGCAGGTTAACTTGCCACCAAGAATGGTTCCGTTAAGCGCTACAGTGGTTGTACCGATGTTAGAGCTTGCAGTTGCTGCTTTACCAATGATGTCACCAGAACCTGAACTTGCCAAGCCTGTAAGGTCAATCAGGATGCTTGTGTGCCATAGACCACCTGCGTGTGTAACTGTAGAGGCAAAGATCGTACCCGTACCTGTTGTAATGCCTGTGCCTGCGGCTGGACCTGCGTTACCAGCTAGATCGGCTACACCCGATAAAGTAGTTACGCCAGTTACACCCAGAGTTCCACCAATGCTGGTGTTATTAGAAAAAGTTGAATTTGTAGTTTCAGCACCTATCGCAGAAACAGTAATGTCTACAAAACCGTCTTTTGAGCGGACGGCACCGCTAAAAGTTGTATTAGCCATGATAATCTCCTGTCGTGGCAAATGTCAGCCACATTAGGCGGCTGTCAGGGAATGTGCATATTATACACAAAACAAAACAAAAAGAAAGGGGCCACCGCAGTAGCCCCTATCTCAACAAACTTTGCCTTTGCAGTGCGAATCCTAGCCCAGCAAAGTAACTGTTTACGCTCCGGGTGAACCAAAGATTCCAAGAGGATCGGATACACCAAACGAATAGCGCTCACGAGCTTTGTAGCGGCTGTTGCCAGTATCAAAGTCAGCGTCCATCGAAGTAGCCATTGGGCTACGTGTGAAGTGCTTCAGACCATTTGGAACGTCAGTCATCAAGAACCAAGCGTCAGTGTCTGTCAGGTAGTGATTGACAGTATAACCGCCCGGAACAGAGCCGTTGTTACGGATGGCGTTAAGATCGTTGTCTGCAGTGCCTACGCGACCTTCTGTTTCCAACAAACGAGTTGCAACGAATTGCAGGTTCGGTGGAATCACAAGTTTCTTAGGTTTTGCAGCGATCAACAGGCCGCGCTCGTCAGTCCAACCTGCAATCTGAATGATAGCCGCCTCAAGGGAAGTTTCATTCAAGTCTGCAGCTACTGTTGGTTCGTTAGAGTTTGACCCACCAGAAATCAGCGGGTGAGCAGTAGAGCAAAGCTCAACGCCGTCGCCGTAAGTGGTGCCGCTAGAGAAGGCGTTGTTTAGAATTGTAGCCGCCTTAACTTGCTTAGTGTACGCCATGGCACGTGCCAGTGCTTTAGTATAACGAGATGACAAGGAGTCATACAGGTTATCCTCAATAGCTTCCTCAGTAATAGAGAAACCCATTGCCACTGTTTCGTGTGTGTAGCGTGCGGTGAACGCCTCTTGAGCATTGTCATATTCGATGGCAGAGCCTTCGTTCTTGACAGGTGCCGCTGAGAAACCGGATAATTTAACTTCTTCCTCAAAACTTCTATCTGAGGATTCTGTTTCAAAAATTTCGGTATGTTCTTCACCGTATTTTGCATATTCCAAACCGAACAATGCGTTCAGGCCCGGGAGCAGCTCTTTAAGTAGCTGTGCGCGTGAAATAGCCATTAGTTAATCTCCTTAAACGCCAACGGTGTGGTCATAACGATGATAACCAGCGGTAAACTTCACAAGAAACTCTGTGAAATTGCCCGAGCTATCAACCGTGTCTGGCACTACGTCGATTACAGTGAACGGTAAAACGGATGTGACGTTGTTAATAAACACGCCCATACGGCTATTACCTGTGGTAGTCAGTCCTGTGTTAAGCACCAACTCTGCGTTACAAGAAATTGTAGTGGCACGGGTCTTCGCCAAAGGCAAAAGGCCAGTTGTTGCGCCGTTAGCGGTTGAACCTGTGCAATTAACAACTTTGAAAATTACATTAGGGTCGTCTACAACAATAGCTTCAATATCAGATGCTACAGTGCTTGCAGGATAGTTCTGCCTGAATGTTAGTTGACCTGTGCTTGGGTCAGTAAAACTACATCCAAGAAAAACACCAATAACGCCAGCAACTGCTGTAGTGTTGTTCTGCAAGGTGGAAATAATAACAGTACCGTCACTTGTGTACTGTACAACATCTCCGTTGAAGATTCCTGTTCCATAGTTGGAAGCAATCGGTACTTTACGGGTAGAACCCGCGTAAGACCTGCCGCCAACTAAGCCAACAGGCTTTAGCCCGTAGGGGGCCGAGATAGTAGGATAAGCCATTTTAAGCTCCTAAAATGTTAAGTTCCTTTGCCGAAGGTTACTTTGGTCTTGCGATCATTAAACAACGGCATGCGAGGGTCGTTTTCACGCATTAGGTTGTTATCGACGGAGTTCATTTGACTGTCCGTCTGTTGTTGAAAATGGTCAGTGCGTTGTTCAACCATCTCCAGTGGAGCTTTACAAAGCATCAAGCCACCTATCACTACGTTGTCAGCAAAACGTTCTTGTTCTACTGTAACCATAGCAATCTCTGGGTGATCTGCTGCCCTTACAGGCTCCCAACCTTCGCGTAATTTAGATGAGACATTGGTAGCATCTATTTGGCCTTGATTACTAACGCGAATCCACCGGAATCCGTAACCGTCTTGGGGAATTGGAGAGGGTAAAGTCTCCGGGCGCGTCCAAGCCTTCTTACGTACAGTTTTTTCACGTTTCTCTAATTCGCGGTCTATGCGATTTTCAGCCATTTGCTTTCCTCATATCTATTGCAACCTGTTTGGCGTATTGTTCGGGTGTCAAACCCAACCTTTTAGCGATTTGTACTTGAGTGCGTGTCAACGTCACTTTCCGTGGGGCTGTACTCCGCGTTGCGGGCGCTACCACTTGTGTCTTCTTTCGCTTCGGTTCAGCATCCTCGAAATTATCGGGGAATACTTGACGCATACGAGTATCAATCGACTCGTAGTATTCATCACTCTGTGGGCTTACGCCCTGTTTGACAAGTTTATTATGCAACCCCAGCGCTAAACTTGTCATTTCATCGTCGTCGCCGAACCACGAGTTGGTTTTTTGCCAATCTGCGGCCCGCTCGTCAACCTGTACTGCTGGAGCGATTTGTCCTACTTCCTCTGGTACAGGTGTTTCTGTTTCCTGTAAAGGTGGTAGTTTGAAGTTTGCTAGTCTTTCGGACTTTAACTTAGCATTGGTTAGCTTATCTTGTGCATCCAACACTGCATCTGAGTCACCAGACTCGTACGCCTCTTTATACGCACGTTTTGCATTGTCCGACTCAATCGAGGCATTCTTCTTAGCCTGATCTAGCAAAGCAGCTTGGTTTTTATTGACGTTACCTTTTAGCTTTTTGTTCTCTTCCATAAGCTGTTGAGTAACGCGCTCAAGCTCTTGGCTCTGGCGGTGAGCTTCTTCTTTAGCCCTACGCTCATCATGGTATCCCTTACTAAAATGTTGGATACGCTTACGAACCTTATCAGAGTAATCCTCAAGTTCGTCATCTGTGACGTCCTCTGGAGGTTCAGACGCTTTGCGATTACGGTCAGCTTTAGGCGTATCATCAACAACCTCCACCTCAACCTCACGACTGTCATCGTTAGACTCAGCCGCAGCCTCTGCAAAATCTTCTTTAGTTTTTTTACCGGAGATATCAACTTCAACTGCACCGGAGTCCTCTATTTCTAATTTGTTATCCTCTAATTCAGGAAACTCAAATTCTACTTTTTGAAATGCCATATCTATGCCCTCTGAATGCCTGATGGATCAGCTACAACGGCCTCAATAGAGTCGTCGTTCATAAGCCGATACTCGACCCCGCCAATGGTGAACCGTGTTCCTGAGTTCATACGGAACATTACAAAGTCGCCTTCCTTACACCATGCTCCGGTGGGGAAACGTTCTGTATCAGAATACGCTTGGTCACCCATGTCCACAACAAGTCCTATAATAGACATAATGTGATCTTGAGTTTTGGCAGTCTCTGTTTTCAGGATTGATGTCCCTGCAACAGTCTCTTCGGGTTGTGGTAGAGCTACCAACACGCGGTAACCCACGGGTCTAGGTAGTTGTAGTTCTAAGTCGTCATCGCTAATTTCAACTGGTTTGTCAGTCATCATCGTTATCCATATAGTTCTTCGCAAGGTCTTCCACGTAGTTAATGCCAGCTTCGAGACCCCGAATTAAGCCGACAACTTCCTTGTATTGAGAGAAGTCTTTCGCTCCACCTGTTCCAAGAAATTCTTTTGCAGAGGATTTATCATCCTCGAGTTTAGTTTTTAGCACGTCAAAGACGGTTCTAGCCATGTTTACTGGTTACCTTCCGAATTGCGGTCAGGTTTTTCACGATCAGCTTCTAGGCTATCCATGTCAAGTCTAGCGTTGGATACACGTCTGTCCCCCGCCATCTTTAACCCGTCCTTCTGCGCCGTTAGCATAAGTTCTTTCTCATCCAACTTCAGGCGTTCAGAGGCAACATTGCCATCCAACAGAATCTTCTGTTCTTTTAGCTGCATATCAAACTGTTTAATCTTCTGATCTGCCTGATCGTTTGCTGCTTTGCGTTGCTCTTCAGCTTGTTTGATCTGCAATTCAGCTTGCTTCATTTGCATGATCGGGTCTTTCTGCTGTTCTTGAGCTTTCTTCTGTGCTGCCTGTTGCTGATTAGACTGCTGCAACTGCTTGCCTGCGTCTGCAACCAGACGTGACAGTTGTACTTCCATGTCTTCTGACATCTCTTCGTTCGGAGCGGGTAGCGGTACACCTAGTTTCTCTTCTATCTTCTGGCGATAAGAGAACCCGAGGTGTTCTGCGATGTGCGCTTGTAGCGAAGTCATAATCTGTTTGGCCTGTGGGTTTTGACCAATCAACTGAGCCACCATCGGGTCTTGCATAAACGACATATGCGTAGCGATGTGAGCATCTTGATCCTGATAGATGAACGCTTTCATAGGTTTGCCGACTAGGGCATCCATGTTCTCGCTTATCGGATCGGCTGGTTTTGCGTCATCCTTAGTCGGGACGAGTTTGTCGGCGTTCTTTACGCCTAATACTTCTATCATTTGGCGGTGCAACTGGGGCAGGTCGTATATCTGTGGAGCCTGCGCTGACATCTGTAGCACTGTTTGATACTGTACGACCCGTTGGGCCATAGTCGAGTTGTTAGGGTCACTGACGGGTATCACGTCCACCATCAGGTAGTCTGCCCGCTTGGCTCCTACTTCGCCTCTGGACGGGATATACGCGTACTCTTCAGGGGCATACTCAGCCATGATGGCCTTGAGCAGCTTAAACTCTTGCTTCATCGCGTAGTGTACGCGTGCTTGCACCGCAGCCATAGGCTTTAGTGTGCGCTCTAGTAGTGCCAGTGTAGTGCCCACAGGAGCGTTGGCAGACATGTCAGAGATGTCCATATCACTAATAGCGCCCAGACGCCGCCCCTCAGTCGTAATCTGATTTAAAAGCGCTAGAAGCGTCTGTGAAGGCTCTTTGTAGGGCAGTGGCATGATGTTGTCACGGATAGACCCTGACGGCACATCTACATCCTTAAACTCACCCGGATTGATAGGGGAATCGTCCCCCTTGATACGTAGTCCACGAGACTTTAGCCCTCCCGGGAGATTGGAGAGCGTACCAGCGTCAACAAGCTGACGTATCAAGGAAGTTCCAGCACGGGCATATCCACCAATGATGTGAATCAATCCAAGGCCGTAGAAGCCAAATCCCGGTACATAATTATAGTGGACGAAGTGCTGGCGTTTGAGTGTGAGTGGGTCACCCTCCTCGTAGTTTCTACGGATCGCCAGCACTTCGCCACTTCCACGCTCAATGGTAACAACGTAAGGTCGAGCAATCCCGTCATCATCATCAACACCCTCAATAAGAAGGTCTGCGTGTATTTCGTACACAGCATAACGGTCATCGTCGGTAAGCGAATACCCGCCGTCTTCTGCTTTTTTCTCTTCAATATCTGTGTGGTAAGGTTCTGGG